TATTTGCAAAAGGCGCTGAAGCCAGTTAACCAATTGCGAATGATGGAAGACTCACTGGTTATTTACAGAATCAGTAGAGCACCAGAACGTAGAATCTTCTATATTGATGTTGGTAACTTACCTAAGGGTAAGGCCGAAGAATATTTAAAGAATATTATGAGCCAATATAGAAACAAAATGGTTTATGATGCTAATACTGGTAACATTAAAGACGATAAGAAGCATATGTCAATGCTTGAGGATTTCTTCCTACCACGAAGAGAAGGTGGTAGAGGTACAGAAATTACTACATTGCCTGGTGGCGAAAACCTTGGTCAGATTGATGATATTCTATACTTCCAGAAGAAACTATATAAGTCTTTAAATGTACCTTCGCAGAGATTAGAAACAGATAACCAATTTAGTCTTGGCAGATCTACTGAGATCTCCAGGGAAGAAGTTAAGTTTAAGAAGTTTATTGATCGTCTAAGAAAACGTTTTAGTGACATATTCATGCAGCTACTTAAAACTCAGCTCATTCTTAAGGGTATTATTACTCGTGATGATTGGAATAATTGGAAAGAATCGATTGCCTTTGACTTTATTGAAGATAACTATTTTGCAGAGCTAAAAGAGGCTGAAATCTGGAGAGAAAGATTTGATATGTTAGCGACTGTTGATGAATATGTTGGTAAATATGTATCATACGAATGGATTAGAAAGCATGTACTAAAACAATCTGACGAGGATATAAAGGATCTTAAAGCTCAGATTGCGGACGAAGTAAAAAGTGGTGAAATAGATGCGGAAGACGAAGATTTTTAGTCTTGACATCTAATTTTTTATAAATATATAAACGAGGAACAAAAATGTCTATAGAACAAATGATTAATGATTTGAAAGGTGGCGACAACGTTGCTGCTAGTAAAAACTTTAACAGTATAATGGCTGATAAGTTGACCGCAGCTCTAGATGCAAAGAAGATTGAAGTAGCTTCTACATTGCAAGATAGAGCTAAATCACAAGAGGAAGAATAGTGATTACCTTTGCAGATTTACAAGAAAAGATCAAGCTACAGCGTGGCGAAAAGGTCGTAAAGTCCTTTAAATCGCCAAAGAAAAAGAAGGATATTACCATTACCAATTTTGGTGGGAAGGGTTTTATGCTTTACTATGATGGTCAAGCTGTAGACGATTCTGTATATGATTCTGTAAAGGACGCGGAAACTTCAGCTAAACAACTAATGAAAATGCTGGAGAGATAAAAATGAAATTAATTGCAGAATATATTGATAGCGATTTACAAGTTATCGAAGAAAAGGTTGGTGGTAAAAAATCACTAACAATTGAAGGTGTTTTCATGCAAGCCGATTCTAAAAATAGAAACGGTCGCATATATGATAAAACTATCTTAGAAAATGCTGTTAATAAATACATTAAAGAACAAGTAAAGACTGGTAGAGCGGTTGGTGAATTGAATCACCCTGATGGACCGACTATCAATCTTGACAAAGTTTCACATAAGATTACTGAACTCCGTTGGGACGGAAGTAATGTTATAGGAAAAGCATCAATCTTACAAACTCCAATGGGAAAAATTGTAGAAGGTTTACTAGAAGGGGGTGTTAAGCTTGGTGTATCAAGTCGTGGTATGGGAAGCCTTGTGCAGAAGAACGACGCGCAACATGTTGGTAAAGATTTTATGCTATCAACCGTTGACATTGTTCAAGATCCTTCTGCTCCTGAAGCCTTTGTAAATGGCATTATGGAAGGAGTAGACTGGGTGTGGAATAATGGTGTCCTAGTCGCACAAGATATTGAATCAATTGAGACTGAAATTAAAGAAGCTAGAAACATGGCAGCCCCTGAGGTTGAAATGCGAGCATTCAAGAATTTCCTCTCTAAATTAAACTCTAAAATATAGGAGACTGTTATGTCAATCGACGAAGTAAAACTCGAAGATGTAGCTACTGAAGAGCAAATTCAAGAAGAGACTGAAGAGCTCGTTGAAAATTTAGACGAGGCAGAAGTTGAACTAGAAGAAGCTAAAAAAGTTAAGGAAGAGGACGAAGACGAATCCGATGAGGAAGAAGTCGAAGAAAGCGAAGATGATGAAGAAGAAACTAAAGTCGAAGCTGTTCAAGTTCCTAAAACTAAAGCTGGTGTTATTCAAGCTGCAGTAGAGATGTTAAAGAAAGCCCGCAAAGAAGATGCACAGAAGTTATTTGCTAAAATGACTAAAATTGACGAAAAGCAAGATGAAGAAGAAGAGTCACTTAAGTCAGTAGAAAAAGCTACCAAAGCTGTAGGTAAAGCTAAGGTTGAATCAGTAGATTTTGAAGAAGATCTAGATGCTTTAATCCTAGATGAAGCTACTCTTTCTGAAGATTTCCGAGGAAAGGCTGGTGCTATTTTCGAAGCAGTATTGACTTCTAAGCTTGCTCAAGAAGTTGAGCGAATGGAAGCCGAGTATGTGCAAAATCTTGAAGAAGAAGTATCAGAAATTCAAACCTCACTTGTTGATAAAGTAGATTCTTACATGAACTATGTAGTTGAAACTTGGATGCAAGACAATGAAGTTGCAGTTGAAACTGGTCTACGTACCGAAATCGCTGAAGAATTTATGGCTTCACTACAAAGCGTATTTGTAGAACACTACATTGATGTTCCTGAAGGTAAAGTAGACTTGGTAGATGAACTATCTGAACAAGTAGCTGAACTCGAAGGTCAACTCAATAAATCAACAGAAGACAATATTCAATTGCATCAATCTGTGCAGGATTTCCAACGCGCAGAAATCGTAAGAGAGCATTCTTCTGAACTAGCTACTACTGAAGCTGAAAAACTATCTTCTCTTGTTGAAGACATTGATTTTGACGATGCTGAAACTTTCGAAATGAAAGTAAAAGTTGTTAAAGAATCGTACTTCAAAGCAGATTCAGTTGATTCAGTTGACGAAGCTAATAACTTACTAGGTGAAGACAACCAACAGGTTGATTTAACCGATACAATGGCTAGATATACTCAAGCTATCAAACACTTTAATAAGTAAACATATTACCTAAAGGGGAAATAAAAAATGTTTAATGCTGATAAAAATTTAATGGAAAAGTGGAGCCCAGTACTAAAAGCTGAAGGCGCTGCTCCCATTGAAAACAAATACAAAGAGAGCGTTACAGCTCGTCTTTTAGAAAACCAAGAAGTTGCTATGCGCCAAGATTCTGCTACAATGGCTGGCAGCAACTTCATCTCAGAAGGCACTGATACTGGTGATGCTGGTCTTGGTGTTGTTGGTAACTCAATTGATCCAGTACTCATCTCACTAGTACGTCGTGCTATGCCTAACCTAATCGCTTATGATATCGCTGGTGTACAGCCAATGACTGGTCCTACTGGCCTTATCTTCGCAATGAAGTCACAGTACGTTGTTGGTAATACGCGCACTGAAGCTCTATTCGGTGAAGCTGATACTGATTTCTCAGGTACTGGTACTCAAGGTGCTGGTTCATCTTCATTGGTAGGTGACGTACTTGAGGGTGAAACTTCTGCTGACGCGACCTCTGACAAGCTTGAAGATGTATTCGGTATCGGTACCGGCATGACTACAGCTGATGGTGAAGTTAAGGGTAGTGCTAGTGCTGCTGCTGTTAATGCTATTGATGCTGAAACAGACTACGATGCATACTCTGCTGCTGTTAGTCAAAGCGATCCAATCGCTGAAATGGGCTTCTCAATCGAGAAAACTACTGTTACTGCTACAACTCGTGCTCTTAAAGCTAACTACACTATGGAACTTGCTCAAGATCTTAAAGCAATCCACGGTCTAGACGCTGAAGGCGAGTTGGCTAATATCCTTTCTTCAGAGATCCTAGCTGAAATCAACCGTGAAGTTGTACGTACTGTCAATAAAACAGCTAAGGTATCAGAAGGTACTGGCACTGGTGGCGGTGGAACTGCAGGTGCATTTGATCTTGACTCTGCTGACGGTCGCTGGCAGGGTGAAAAAGCTAAGTCACTTCTAATGCACATTGAAGTACAAGCTAACGCAATTGCTACTGCAACTCGACGCGGTAAAGGTAACTATGTTATCTGTTCTGCTAACGTTGCTTCAGTACTTGCATCTTCTGGCACTTTGGACTATAACGGTGCGGGATCATTGAATGTAGATCCTACTGGTAATACCTTCGCTGGTACTCTACCTTCAGGTATCAAAGTATATGTTGATCCATATGCAACTACTGATTACGTAACTGTTGGCTATCGTGGTTCTAACCCATACGATGCTGGTCTATTCTACTGCCCATATGTACCTCTACAAATGGTTAAAGCAGTTGGTGAGAACGACTTCCAGCCACGTATCGGATTTAAGACTCGTTACGGCATGGTTGCTAACCCATTCGTGGGCAATCTTAATGGTCGCGGCAATGATTACTTCCGTATCTTCGCCGTTTCTAACATCAATGGTGCTGCACAAGTATAATAGTTAGTTAGTTAAACTATTAATATTAAGGGATCCTTCGGGGTCCCTTTTTATTGCCTATAAATAGTATTGGTTGATAATAATGTTAACCGAGTTGAAGTTGATCGACTTCGCAACATGCGATGGTATATGTATTGGCGGTGACTAAATGAGCATACACTGC